ACGATAACTTTCCCTATTTGTATAAGTAAATTTCTTATACAAATCCAAGTAATCAATAACAGAAACACCAGAAATTTCATATGATATCTGGTCTCTTCCCTTAATTATCATATCCTTTCTGCGGATATTCTTCCAAGGAGAAAGACGACGAGCGTGTTTTTCTCCAAGTATCCTATCAATCCTTCCTGCAATATAAGGAATATCATAAAGTTCACAATTCCACCCAGTTACAACATCAGGTGTTTGTTCTTCCCAAAATGCTAAAAATCTATGAATTAAATCAACTTCATCACTACACTCCACATACATCACATCCTTACGGGTATTATTATAAGGACGAGAACCAAAACAAATAATCTGTTTAGTTGCATAGTTTTGTAGAGTAATCGCAAGAAGTTCTTCGGCACAATCGAAAACATTCGGAAATCCACCTTCAGAAGCAACCTCAATATCAATTGTTACCAGACGAATTTTCTTAATATCAAACTTGATTTCATCTTCTGGATATTTTTCCGAAATATATTGTGCCTTGTAATTATCATTTCCGTAAATTGGAAATCCTTCTACCATCGCATATTTTGCAAAGAAATCTTTACATTCGGAAATCTTACCAGGTCGAATTGGTTCTACATCCAATCCATCTAAAGTTTTATACTTGCTTTTCTTTTTGGAAAGAACATAAAGAGTGGGTTGAAACTCCTCTTCATATGAAAAGTAGTTTCCATCCTCATAACCCCTCACATAGATTTTATTGAATTTTTCATAAACATTTGTATAAAATCTCATTTAATTAATTTAAGATAGTTATCAAGCAATTTTCCTTTTGGTTCTACAAGAGTTAAAATTTTATCAGAACTCAACATAATTTCAGTCTTATCTGTATATTCACTCATCCAGGGAACCATTTCTTGGTCATCAAGAATAAGGTGAGGATTGATTAATCTACAATCAGGTTGTCCAATATCTGCTAATACTTCCTGTATTTCGCTAATTAAAATCAACTTGTTCGTTAAGACTAATACTTGTATTGTTGTCTCCTCCACTTGCTCGTCCATCGGCAACGTCATTTCCTCTTCCATTCATTTTCTCCTCGTAAGATTTTTTTACCATTTCTACTGGTTCCACAATTGAAACCACCCAATCTGTGCTTACCGCAATATCTTTTTCAGATGACAAAGGCATCCAAGAATGAAAAGAAACACTATATTCCTTTTCAGTTTCTTCCGTTAATATCTGTGGAACTATAAGTTTTACAGCATAAGGATTTGAAAATAAAAATGAAACTACTTTTTCATCTTCACTTACAATCTCCTTGATATCCGCAATTACTTCTTCTCCAGATTTCAAAAGTGCTAATTTGATAGACATAAACCTTTCATACCTTTTTTTATTATAAACAAAAAAATGGGAGGTGTCAACTGGTTTTTGCCAGTTACCTCCCTGCGACAACGATAGTTAGCTCAATGTTATTTAGTTAAGTTGATAAACCTTTCTCTTCTGATGCTCTGGAATAACTCTATTTAATTTGACGGTCAGTAGTCCATCAACATATGAAACATCTTTAACTTCTACATCATCAGAAAGAGTCCAGGTGCGTGTGAATGCTCTCTTTGCCAATCCCTGATGTAGATATTGGTCTTCAGATTTACGAACTTTCCCCGATTCCACAAAGAGTTTGTTCCATTCTGTAGATACCCTAATATCATCTCTTTTGTACCCGGCAAGTGCAATTTCTAATCTAAAATCAACACTACTTTCTTTCACTAAATTGTATGGTGGATAATTAGTATGCGTCTCAAACGCAGTATCAAACCTTTTAAACCACTCATCCATTCCAATACTATTTCTTTGAATTTCTAATAGATACTTAGCAGTTTCTGGTACTGAATAAGTAATCGAACTTGTTCCTGCAAACATAATAGACCTCCTTAAAGCGTCTGTAAGTTAATAATGTCCCCGAAGGCAACATCATTATTATATATTCAGAACATAAAAAAAAAGCGGGATGTTGTTTCCCGCCCATTTTTATTCGGTTTCTTGGGGTTTTCCCTTCTTTCCGATATTATACTTTGTTTCCAAAATCCATTCGCCCTTTTCCTTGTAAGCAAGAACTTTAATTTGGTTCAACGGCGCGATATCAGTAATATTTTCTGGTTTTACGATTGTAACCAGACCCCAATCAGCAACTAACTGAACAATACGATTACGACGTTGAATATCATTTGCAGTTAGATTTGCGTGTTTACCATCAAGTGCGAAAAGTTCTTTAAAATGAACAAGATAATATCTACCTTGTTTATGAAGAATATGGCAGCTCTGATAGATTTTCTTTTCCTTGCGCGAAGCAACTCCGATACGAGTCAATGTCTCACGAACTTTCAAGAAGTCGTCAGGTTCATGTAATAGAACCTCGACCATCATATCTGGTGTCCACTTTACTTCTGGTTCCTGTACAACACTCATTTTTTTCCTCCAGTCTCAAATTTGGATTTAATAAAGTTAATTTGTTCTTTTGTTAATATTCTCAGAGCTTGTCGTGCCTTTTCATTATTATAACCATAATAACGTTTGACATAATCAAGATCCTTGATCGTATCTTTACGAAGCCAAGGAGAAAATCTCTTCTTAGTTCTGAGAATATTTATAAGAAAGTCGTATTGTAACTTTTTATCAATATGATGATTTATATTCATCTCATTTGAAAACATCAAAGAATCAATATGACCAGAAAAACATTTATTAATTATATAAGGTACATAATCTTTTACACTATCTGGATTAGTGTCCATTATATTGGACTTTGTTTGATTAATTGAATTCAACCAGTCCTTCAGTTCGTAAGTCATAATTTAGTAATAATAATTCCTTTCTTTCTTGTTGCTCTTTCATATAATCACCAACAGATCGCATAGTATAAGTTAAATCAAACTCATATGCTTTCCATTCTTTTCCGGAAAAACGATCCTTTACAAGTTGATCTGAATTATAACTCACCATCATATTCATATTTGTGGTATTACAAACTTCGGCAAACTTATCGTGATCAAATTTTTTATGCATTTCTCCATTCTTTCCGTAAAGATTATCCTTAATATCATAAGGAGGATCCAAGTAAACAAAAGCACCAGTATGATTATCCGAAACTAACTCTTCATAAGAAAGATTTGTAATTCTCCAGTTTTGAATTATTTTTGAATATTCAGGAAGAAGACCAATACTTCTTTCTGTAAAATTATGATCGGATGCTTGTGGAGAAAAACTTGATGCTTCGGTAAGACCACTAAAGGAGCACTTGTTTACAATATAAAAAGATATTGCACGATCAAGATGAAACTGAGAACTTGTTGATTTTTTATGAGTAAGATATTCTTTTGACTCTAAAAATACAACCTTTGCTCTATCTGGAGTATTATATTTCTTTTTTATATTAAGAAGATCTTCAGAAAGTCTTTCTCCATCACTTTGAAGAATTTTCCAAAAATTAACTAATGGTTCATAAAGATCATTTACCCAAATACTTAGATCTGGATAAAGTTGAGTTACATCAAGAGCAACAGAACCTCCCCCAAGAAAAGGTTCACGAAATTCATCATAATTTTTTAAATCAGGAAAATATTGCTGCATCTTGACGACAGCTCTACTTTTTCCACCAGGATAACGTAAGGGAGTTTTTAGTTTACTCATAATCGGGTTTATTATATTTTAGATACTCAAAAAAAGTTAGTTTCATTTCCTTATTGGTCATTCCACAATGCATTGCTGCTTGCGGAAGATTCCACTTAGACCGAAACAAATTTTCATTTGCTTCCTGAACATTTTGTGGAGTAGTTTTAACACTACCTTCTTTAAGATCTTGATAATTTGGTGGTTTATTTATCATTTAAACTTTACCTCTATCATTATTTCAGTTAAAGCAGCAAGAAGATTTATTTCTTGATCTGCTACAAAAACCGATTGATACTGATACTTCGCCACAACAAGTACACAAGCAGCGATACTGGGACCATCCAGATGTTCATATAAAGCATCATACACCATACGAAGAATACTACTGGCATCATTATCAAGATTGGCAACAACCCATTTACGAACTTCCGGAAAGTTCTTTTCTTTGAGATATTTAATGAGATCATTTACTTTAACGTCAGAGAAAGTAGCAAGAATGGCAGAATCAATACTACCAGATACAGAATAACGTTGACATTCATTTAGGACTCTTCTCCAATCTGGAAAGTGCTTATTAATTAATTGAACGAGAACCTTATCATCTGCTTCAATTTTTTCTTGATCCAGGATCGTTTTGAGCCGTTCAAAGAACTTTGCTGCGATTTTTGGTTTGTCTTTTGACTTGATACCAAAGTCCACAACGGCACAACGGGAATGGAGGGGTTCGATGATTTTGTTTTTGTAGTTACAGGTGAAGATAAATCGACAGTTGTTATAAAACGTCTCAATATTTGCCCGTAGAAGGAGTTGTACATCGTTGGTTGTGTTATCACATTCGTCAATGATGATGACTTTATGTTTACCAGTTCCTTGAAGTGAAACGGTCGAAGCAAAGTTCTTTGCTTGGTTCCGTACCGTGTCCAAAAATCGTCCTTCGTCAGATCCGTTGATAACATAAAAATCTACTCCCAGTTCATCACATAATGCTTTTGCTACTGTTGTCTTACCAATTCCAGGAGGACCAGCAAGTAGTAAATTTGGTATTTCTCCTTTATTTACAAAATCCTGAAATGTTTTCTTAATATTTTCAGGTAAAATACAATCTTCAATTTTCTTTGGGGCATATCGTTCTACCCACAAAAAATCACTTCTCATAATTAAATCCAATCAGGTTTCCGTTCTGGACGGCGAAGATAATTATCGCACACCCAGGGTTTAGATGCAACATACATCTTA